ACAGTATTGCCTTGTTTACGCCATACCATTCTTGCTTCAGTAATAGTATCGTCTGCAAATCCTTCTAATCTCATAGTATTTTAACCGCTATTGCTACTAACGTTGTAACTAAAGATGTAAATGTAATGCCTACTATAGCAATAATCCAATTTTCTAATTTATTAAGTCGTTCTTTTGTTATATCTTTGAACTCCCTTAACTCTGATGTGATACTTTCTATTCTGAGCATATCAGCAATTATATGGGCTTCAATATTTCCAGATGCTACATAAGGTTTAGTCTGAAGTAGTTGTGCTTCTTGTGGATCTATTTTTTTAGGCATGTTATAATACTCTCTATAATCTCTATAATAAGTCTTGTTTACTAAATTCCATATTTATTGTTGATTTAGTATCTATAGTTCCATCATTTAGTACTATAGCATTTAGTTCGTCTGTTAATGTAGTTACTGTATGTACTTCGGCTCTATCAAATGCAAATTTAAAAATCCATCCTGCACCTGTTAAAGTTGGTGCGGCATAGTTTTCTAAAACATTTGTGCCTGCTCCATTTAGTGCAACTGGGTTATTCATTACAACCGGTTGTGCTCTTAATCCAATTACCTGTACAACACTCTCAAAATCTTTTTGGCTTGCATCTGCATAGTCGCCTGTTTGTGTAATATCTAACGTGGTAAACAATGTGTAAAATTCAATATTTCCTGATAAGGATTCTGAACTTGCCATTGCTCCGTGTCTATTCTGTATTGCCATTCTGTGTGTCTCCGTTTTGCGTCTTCTTGCTGTTACTATTTATCATTTTTGTTTCAGACCGTACGGCCAAAAAAAATCCCCACGTAAAGTGAGGATCTTTTATAAAGTTTTAAAAACTTAGAATGTTACGTTAGCAATAACGTGTCCTGCAAGGTCACCATTTGCTAAGTTGTCTGCGCCTTCAACAATCATTTTGACTGTATCTGTTGTTACTGCACCAACTTTAAGTACTGATAAGTTTAAGTTTTGAACTGAACTTACTAATGCTGTTAGTTGTGTTGCTGAAATGTTTCCTGCTTGTTGTTGGAAAGACTTTAAAAATACGTCCTTACCAATAAATTCGCCGGCTACTGCCGCTCTTCTATCTACTTGTGCCATTTTATTCTCCTAATTAATGTAAACTGTTTTAACAGTTGTTACACTTATTTATCTATTTTATCATAAAAAAAGGCAGTCAAACTGCCTTTTTAAATGTTTAACTAAAACTTATGAAACTACTATGTTTGTTCCTAAAGTTACAGTTGCGCCACTAAAGTCATAACTGTTAGCAACTTGTGTTCCAATTGCTTGTAGTTGTTTCTGTACTGATGCCGCATCAAATTGACTTCCGTCAACTATAGCATGGATTTGTCCTGCTGATGCTGTTGGGATAACATACATTAATGGTTGAAGGACTGAAAGTGTTCTTTCAACTGCTTCTCCATATGCGTCGTCTTCTGCTTGTAAGTCTGCGCCTGTGTCAACTAAAACTGCTACTAAGTTTGCTTTATTTACTAAAGTACCTGTTACAAATTCGGCTACACCGTTTCCGTTTCCTTTTGTTTGTGCCATTTTTATTCTCCTAAATGATTTAGTGTTCAGTATTCTGAACGTTACACTTATTTATCTTTTTTTAATGGTTTTTATTCTAAGAACGGCCTGCAGGGGCATTAAATGACTGAGCAATACGTTTGCCTATCTCAAAGCCGCTTGTTGCCGCTGTTGTTGGACCACGTAGATCCGGTTTTAGATTGCTTAGAGGACTAAGAAGTTCTTTTGCAGTTTTGCCTTTAACAGGTTGGTTATCATACTTTCGAGCATTCTGATTACCTGATTGGCCTCCACGTTGTTTCTTTTCTAATTTGTCTCTTACTAACTTGCTAATGCTATCGCCTGTATTTTTTTGGAATGCGTTATTTAATTCTTTATCAGCGTTGCCGTCGATGTTGCTTCGGGTAATTTCTCTTCTTACCATTGCTTCAGCGGCTGATTGAGCACTATCTACTGTTCTATGCTTAACATCATTTCTTGTAGCCTGAAAATAATAAGCAACTCTTTTTAAGTAAGGATCGTTTGAATTAAGCAATGCGGCATAGACCTGACTGGCTTCTACTTGTTGCTCGGCAGACATACCTGCTTCTAATATAATGTCGTTAATTTTCATTTTTGTCTCTTACGTCCACTTGCCCAGTATCCTGCTATTGCGCCGATACCTGTTCCTGCTTTTTTATATTTATCAACATTAGCGCCTGTACGTTGTGCAAGTTTGCCGCCTACATATCTACCAGCAACTGCTCCTGCTGTAGTTCCGGCTATACGTCTTGCTGTACTAACTTTATCAGGATTTTTTGCATACTTATCTGACACTGAATAACTTTTATATTTTACCATAGTAGTTAGTGGTGAGATCATTTCACTTGATCTACCTTTTCTACGGAATTCTTGTAGTATCTGAGTAGTAACGTATTGGCGTTGAGAATATTTTAATTTTTCCCAATCCATTAATAATCGACGCCACTGCTTGTATCGTGAATCTTTAATTTTTAATTGGCTTTCAAGTCTAAAGAGGTACGGTGATGCTTGTACATCTGTCATTGATCCATTTTTTAATTTAACAAAAAACTGGTGATGTGTTCTATTATTAAATGACAATGTTTTTAAGAAACTTTTACTTTCTATATTCCTATTAAGTTTTACTTTACTTGCAAACTTATCGTTAACAACATAAGCCAGCATGTATAAGTCTGTAGCATGTGTTCTAAACAAAGTATACGGTCCGTATAATGTTGTTTGCTTTGCATATTGTATTGCATAACTATTTTGCTTATCATCTTTGTAATACAAATATGTTGCTAATGATGTTAAGTATAATAAATCTGCAACGTCTCTGCCTGTGAGATTTTTAAATTGATTAGTTGTTCTAAACAATCTACTTTCGCATAATTCCTCATTGACCAATGTTAATTCCATATTATGCTCCAGGCCTCCCTGAACCAAAGTTTAGTCTACTAAACTCTAATCTGTCTACCAGTTTAAGTGCATTACCTATTCTATCAACTGCCACAAATCCTTCTTCGCTTGTTACAGCATAGCCATTATCTGTTTGTACAAACGTATCCATTTGTCTTATTTGTTCTAATTTTTTAACAATAATAATTTTTGATTGTATAATTTTTAAATATAGATCATATACACTAACAATACCAGGAACATGCTCTTTGATAAACTTAACACCTTGTACTAATTTATCGCTCATTTCATCTTGTTTTGCCTGAGTCTTATATCCATCTATTTTCTTTTGCATAAAGTTAATATACTTTTGTACAAAACCTTGTGCAAACTTAGTAGGCTCATCAAATGCACCTGCTCTAATATTATTATTTACATGAGCTTTTAATTGTTGCAAAAACTCTTTGCCTATTAAGTCAGTGCCTTTTTCTAACCATGCAAATGTTTGTGCATCTATAGTTTTTAAGTATTTGTCAGCGTCTGTTATAGACTGTAACATAGCATTACTTTCTTGCTTTGTTAATGTTACTGTACCACTTAGGTCTTTTATAAGTGCATCTCTGTGCCATACTTTACTGCTTGATCCTAATACACTACTATCAAAACCAAACTTAGCAGTTGTATCTGCAAGTGTTGGGCCTCCGGCGTATTCTGTATGCCACACAATACCCATATCAGCACTACTTATTTGTCCTGCTAATTCAGATTTTGCAGGAACAGTATATACAATAGTGTTAGGTTTAAATGCTATAACGTCTTCACCACCAATATTTGTCATTTCTAAATCTTCTTTGGAAAAAAGCATGTCACCTTGTGCAACTGTATTCCAAGTTAATCCTTTTAAACTATCAAGTGCTGTAATTAATTTTTTTTGTAATCCTTCTGCTGGATGATTTCTTTTGATGTCATCAACCGTAAAATTCATTTTAGGATTTCTTGCAAATACACCTTTAGTGCCTACAAAAAATTTACCTGTTTGCGGATCTTTACCAGCAATGATGGCTGGAGCACCGTCCCATTTGGTTGTCATACTTATTGGTGCAGTTGTGTTGCCTTCGAGCATTTCATGTAAACTATATAGATAGTCTATTGCGTCTTTGGCACCTTGATGTCCTTTGTTAAAGATATTGTCTTCGAGATGTTCGAGGTGAGTATTTTTACCTTCAGCTTCAGATAAGGCTCCTTCAGTAAGTAGCCGGGTTATAAGAGGTTTAGAGATCTCAATGAATCTCATATTACTGTCCTGTTACTACTGTAAGCCGTGATTTAGCAATATTATATATTTGCTTGTTGTGTGAAACACTAACTTGTTCTGGGTCGCCATTTTGTGCTGGGCCTACTATTACTGCTGTTATTGTTTTTTTATTTTTTGCAATAAACTGGACAGTTTCTCCCCTCTGAAATGTATCATTACCTTTAGTTGTATTGTTAAATGTATCTTTGGTTTTGTTATATGCTGTACTAATTCCTTTGCCTATTCCTCTGCCTACTCCTTTAACGGTGTTGACTGCTAAGCCGGCTGTTCCGCCAATAACTCCGCCTACTGTGGCACCAACTGCCGCACCTGCTCGTTGACCAATTGATCCGTCTGTTGTATCTTGCCCAAGTGCATGTCCTATCCTGCTTGTCATTGAACCTTTTTGGCTCTTTTGATATCCTTGCTTGTCAAAACCTGCTAATTTTAATAAGGCTTTATCAACAGTTGATCCCTGTTTAACAAAGTTATTGTTGCCTTTGGCTTGCCATTGGCCTACTGCTTTAATATAGTTATATGTTACATTGTTGTACTTGGTAGGTTTTGCACCAACTGTATCAATGTGCGTTGTAATGTCTTTTTTTCCAAATTCATTAATTTGTACAATTTCATTAATCAGCATAGTCGTCTCTCTGGGATTCTTTTATAATTTTTTTAATACCCCTGGAGAACTTTGTAGTGTCTTTACCTTTGATACTATTAAGTAATCTGTTGGTAAGATCTTTTGATTGGTCGGGACTGTAATATTCATTAATCTGATCAATTAAATTAATTGCACTTTCTATGATATGTTGAGCACGTGATTCGACCACATGGTTTCTGTCCTTATCAATAGAAATTTTATTTAATTCTTCAAGAATACTTCCTGTCTTTCTCAATTTACTTCTCCAAGTACTATATAGTAACTATTTATCATATAATTAAATTTAGATGTCGTTCTTTTTCAAGAACTCCCTCATGTTCATTGCTTGATCAATAGTATTCTTAACTTCTGGTTCGTCTGCCTTAATACTATTGCCTCGTTTTAACTGGTCTACTAACGAATTAGTTGTCATTGTCATTGCGTCTTCGTCACCGTCTTGTAAATCTTCAATTCTTAAAGTGTCAGGATTAAATCTTAAATCAACTTTACTGCCTACGCCGCTACTTGAACGTGTTTTCATAAACTGTATCTGATATCTTCCCTTTTCTCGCATAGCATTACTTGTAAATATACCCACAACATTATCTGCTGTTTGTATTTTACTAATGCCACCTGCAATATGATGATGATCAAATTCTATTTCTTCTACTGCACCCCTGTTTAACTGCGATGCTGTTACAAAAAGTAAATCTCTTTCCATTGCTAAGTTACGCAATTCCTCTGATACATATTTGTCTTTGATAAACAAATCACTACCACTTACTTTATTACTAATAGGCATCATAAGATCTAAATAATCAACAAGTAAACAATCTACTTTTTCACCAATTGATATTTCATATTCTCTTAAAAATACTCTTAAATCATTACAGTTAACACCATTAGGCATTTGTTTAACACGGAACTTACCAGCGCCTTTTCCTTTCATACGCACTTTTAAATCCACGTCATCCATGTTTCTCATTATTTCTTTAACACCAAAGCCACTAACCATGCTGTCAAGACGCATACTAATAAGTTGTTCACTAAGCTCTAAACTAATGTATACAACATTAAGTCCTGCAAGTGCCCAGTTAACACCAAAGTTTTGTAAGAATAAACTTTTGCCTGCACCAGACCCACCAGCAAAGATTGTCATCTCGCCTCTGTTCAGTCCGCCATACAGTTTCTGATCAATTCCTTTCCATCCTGTGCTTACTGCACCTGACTGATCTTTAATCCACTGTAATCTTGCTTTAGGGTCTTCAAAATATTCTAATCCTAAATCTTTAATAAGACCAACTTGACTTGCTTCTTTAATTTTGTTTTCTACAGTACCATAGTCTTGTTTTTCAAGTAAGTCGGTACTTTCAATAATTGCCTTTTCCAGCGCCTTGTGTCTACAAAATGTTTCGAACTCTTTCAAAAACCATTCATGATGATCAGGTGTAACATTAGGAATTGTTTCTAATTGTACATTTGCTACTGCACTAATCTGTTCTGGCGTCGGTATTGCATTATGTTGTTCGCTATGAGAAAGAAATAGTTCTACTGCTGGTCTATATTTCTGTAAGAAGAATTCAGGCTTTACAATATTAGAACACCTACTAAATAAGTCAGGATCGCTTACTAAGAATCTTAAAAAAAGTTCCTGTGTTTCGTCGTTGTAATTTGTAATATCAGTCATATGTTCTTTCCTTCAGCACGTTTAATATATATCTATAAATAGTTTCATGGCCGGCACGATTTGGATGGAAATTTTCCATACTAACCTCTAACCCTTTAGCTATTTTACTAATTACATCATCAGTAAAATGTGTAAGATCTATTGTGTTTAGCATTTCGTTATAATAAGTTGCATTAGAATCGTTAGGGGTATAGTTCCTTGGGTCTGCTGTTTCGCTCATAGGAATAATTACATACTTGTCAATATTATTTTGTTTAAATACTGATTGCAGTAATATAACCTGTTCCATTGTACTTAACATAGATTTTTCTAAACTTTGATGCTTATATGCAACACTAAAATATTGTTTTTGCAAATCTTCGTACGGCTTTGCATCATTGTGATGACCTGCATTACTGGCCCATGGTCTGTCACGCCACTTATCATCAAAATTTGCCAGATCACGCAAACTGCCTATCCAAATATCCTTGTCTTCATCGTACCATTCACTGCGTTCGCAGTTTGTTAATTGTACAACGTATACTAACTCTTCTGGATTATCTTGCATGTTAATAAAATCAATAGTACGTCTAATTATTCTATGGTTGGAACAACCTGGGTATGAGTCGTTCTGTACTATCTCATGTTCTTGTTCAAAAAACGATGGCCAAAAAGGTCTAAATTTGTACGCCTCACCGGCTGTAAAACTGCATCCGTTTATATATAATTTCATTTAATGTCCATGTCCAAAATGTATTCCTAAAAACCATCCTATTGCAATAAAGATAGGACCTATAATAAACAAGTCTACTATCCAATGCAAAGCAATAGACAATGTTACAATTTCTTTCCAATGTAACTTACATACATTTTTCCAATGCTTTAACTTTTCTCTCATAACATTTTAGCCTTTACTCTTGCTTTTAATTGATTGCCAGTTGCATGTTGTATAATGCTACTAACTGTTGCTAACCTTCCGTATTTTAAAACAGCATCTGCGGCATCTTTAATATCAGTATGCCATGGCGGGAAACTTACTTCCCAATCGAGTGTTAATGCTTGTTCAATAAACTCTTTACCTGCGTTGTCTCTGTCCGGACATACTATTACTCTTTTATTTAATTTGTTAATTAAATGTGCCTGTTCGGCTGTAACATGATTGCCTTGTACAGCAATGCCGTCTATCATAATAGCATCAAACACTCCTTCAACAACAATTACTATTTCTCTTTTACTGTCTGCAAATCTATCAACATTAAATACATAACCTGGTTGCATTTTATGTAAGTACTTAGGTGTTGTTTTATCAGGTGGATTAATATGTCTACCTGTCCAGCCTACTAATTCGCCATTGTATGAGAAAGGAACTATAAGTCGTTGCTTGTATAAACTTTCATTAAAGTACAGCAATGGATATAGACCTAATAATCCTCTCTCAATAGCATATTGCCTAACTGGGTGTGTTTCGGGCAGGTCATCAACTGCAATAGTAGATTCTGGTAATACCTCTGTATTAAATTTTGAAACATTATAAACATAGTCTGACGTTTCTTCTACTTCAAGTTCTTCGCTATGTTTTAATAACTCTATTTGTATTTGGTGTACTTCTTTTGTATCAACACCTAACTTTTCTACAAGCTCTTTATACTTTTTGCCTAATGTTGGATTTGGTGCCCAGCCTGTTTTAAAATTACAATTAAAACAATTATAACTAATTTTAGCACCACTGCATATAACCCCGCCTCTCTTTCTTCTATCATTACACATAGGGCAATTCATAGTAACCCAGCCACTTGGAGTTTTGCTTGTTCTCACAGGCAGGTTGTCTAATAGGAGGCGATGCACTCGCTCAATAAGAAAGTCTATATCCATGTACTAATTATACAGGATAAATGTTAGAAAGTCAACTAATTTCTTACTTCAATTAAGTCAATAGTGCCAGAATTACCAACTGCAGGCTTATGCAATACTCTTAACCAGTTAGCATTTAATGTATAAGATTTATAAACTGTAGTACTGCTGGCACTTAAGGCAATGTTTGCATCAATAGTAAACCAATCAGTGCTAACGTCATCGCTATCAGGTGATGTTGCAATACAACTTGCTTGTACGTCAATATTACCAGTGTATGTAGTTGGGTGTATTGCAATGCTATGTAACCCGGATGAAAAGTTTCTATCCTGATTACCAAAGAATGCACTTGATGTAAAAATATTTGCAGTATCACTTGGTGTGGCCGCAACTTGCGTAAATGTGTTTGCTGTTTGTGTCGGAATTGGCGTTTGGTCAATTTGTTCTGTGATGTTAATCTGAAACTGAATATCGCTATTTTGATTTGTGTATACTGGACGATCGATACTATCAGCAGTTGTTCTTGCTATATACATCGTGTATAATCCTGCATTAACAGTTTTTAAGTCGCCATCATTAAGAACAAGTTTTACCTGTCCGACATTACTTGTGTGCTCTAACAACTTTTTAAGAATCCTTCTTTTAGTTGTTGGATCAATAAGGTACCCGTACAACTGGTCGGAGAAAACATTTTGTAGCTTTCTGTCTCTATCTCTAATGTTAAACATTAAATCGTTTGTTAAGCCTTTGTGGGCCGTTAAATTTCTATTGTTCATAGGTCTGTTATCCGTATAAATTCCCTCAGTGGTTATTACTAAGTCAATTGCATCTTCGTAAAGATATAGTTTGTGGTCGCCGTAGCTCATAATTTTAAACTCTTTATATTACAGTATTTATCACATCCTTAGGTAAATAGATACGTGGACAATAAAAAAGACTTAATCAAACTAACCGAAGAGAAATTCCCATACCTAACCGGCCTTAGTTATGCTGGCAATGATTATGTTGGTATTGTAGTAAACTATGATAATACCATTTGCACATTTTACGATTTAGATAATATCCCTACCGAATTACTTAAAAAAGCCATACTTCATTATGGTGAGACATGGTGGTGGGAATCTAACAGACAATTACCTATTGACGTGTTTCTTCATGTTGAAATGAAACCTTTTAGACCTTATTTAAGAACATTTATTATGAAAGATGTCGAAGTATTGTTTGGGCCAATGACTTCGTTGCAAAACTTAATTCGCAAAAGGATTAAACGACGTGGTGTGCAATTAGTTCGTAAGTCAGACTAACTTTCGCATATAAGATTTAACTGTACAACAATTGCTAATGCATATCCTATTGCATGACTATGCTTAAAAAAGTATTCGTCTGTTTTAACCCAAACTTCTTTTTCAATCTGTTCCCAACTTTTTCCAACTAAGTATCTTTTACCAGGTCTAATCATTGCAAGTATCATTGCAAGTTGTTCTATACTTGTAGGCTGGTGCTGTTTTACAATTTCATAATGCTTGTTGATATGAAATAACTCTTCAACTATTTCTCTGTGTCCAAACAATTCCCACATAGGTACTGTAGCAACCAACTTATCCAAGTGCGCCTCATTTCTAATACCTTTATATACATGATTATTTAAAATATCTACTTTGAACCAACCGTCTTCTTCTGCTTGTTTATGCTCAATTGCACTATAGCCTTCAAGAGGGAAAGTATTAATATTTTGAAAGTAAACACCAGTATTATGCTTACTGTACATGCCCTTGTCATTAACAATACTTGCAGGGGTGCAATTGACTAACTTTAAAAAGTCATCTCTATTAGCCATATCAATGTCTACATCAAAATCAATTTTCATTTATACAGTAAACTCCACTTCATTAGTTTTTGTTTCTTAACTTCTATACGTTCTTGTATTAACTTATCATCAAGTAGTAGGCCATCTTTTAATATGTTAATCATACATAACACATCGCCTATTTCTTCTATAAGTTGTACAGTATCCTGTGGCTCGGCAAAACGTAACATCTTACTACATGCTTGTATTAGTTCACCACATTCTTCCATTGTGATTACTAACATTTCTTCTTTCTTCTTCATATCTTTTTATTTTTGAACTCTTCTGCAATAGGAAAGATTTCTGTAATAGCATCTGCTACAGCATGAGCTAATTCCATGTGCTCTAATTGTGTTCCGTTAGCACCACGTAATTCAATATAATGTATCCAACTACGCAATGTACCATTAACATACAGCCTGCTTAGTGTGTTTCCTTCCGGTAGTACTACTCTTGCCTGCTCTTTAGCAATACCATTGCTTAGAGCCCACGTGTATGCGTCTAAGGCGGCATCTACGACTCGTTGTTGCTTGTTTTTCCAAGTGCC